GACTTGGGGATGACACCTACACCACCGACAGAATCCACGCCGTTCCACACTGCATAATCTGTGGCACGGTTGGTCACGTTGTCTAGCACGACGGTGATGTAGTCGGCTGCCACCTTGTTTTTCGCTGCGGTAGGATCGTAGTCCCGAACCCACCTGTAGGCGAATGACTGTGTAGAACCGCTTCTAAGGGCCATACGTGGCCTTCTAAAGCGTTTCTTGGTGGCGTTCGTAGAACCTTGCATAGGTGCCGTCCGTAGCAGCATACGGGGCGCTGTAGGCACCGTAGGCATCGCCCCACCGAAATAGTCCAGATCGTAGATGTTGTCGTTCGTGATGTAGGCACGGGTGCCTACGCCTGCAACCATGAAATCAAAGTTGGATGGGCGAGGAACCGTCGTCATGCCCGACACGATTCCTCTGCTACCAAACTCTGTAGAGTATCCGCCCCAATCGTAAGTGGTCCAAGAACCACCCTTGCCAACAGTAGGGTCGTAAACCAATGTCAAACCAAGGTCGGTTGGAACAACCTGCTTCGCCACGTAGAGGCGACCATCAGACCAGCACAACTCTGCGATGTCGTCCAAACCGTTCTGGATTGTGCCCCAAGAGAATTCGCCTGACTGCAATGCGGCAGACAACTTGTCAAACACCGAGAAGATGCGCTTACCGTCGTAGCACATGACCCCGTTGTCCCAATCCCACCAGTAGGCACGACCAGGGCCACGGGTAATGCTGCGAGCCCACTGTGTACCCGTATCACCAGAGATGCGCTGTAGGCTAAAGTCGTCGGTCGATGTACCGTACAGACCGTAGATTTCGTCGTCGGTGAGCACCATCAGAAAATCTTGGAACGGTAGCAGTGCACGGATGCTGCCGTTCGGAATGTCAATGAAATCCTGTGTGCGCCAATCTTCGGGTTGGCCAGGATGCGACCAGCGGATACGGCGAGGTTGAAGATCGGTATAGGTGCCGAAATGTTCGTCCGTGTAGGCAACCCACATGTATTCACGGTGAGCGGCGACAAGGCGGGCAACAGGCATGTTTCCGCCTGTGGGTGCGGTGATGCTGTCGTTGAAAGTGTTTCCCAAATTGGTGACCACATAACCGTTCCAACGTTGCGCAACAATGGCGCCGTTCTGAATGTAGGAACGGTCAGAGAATTGGGCCATCGTTGAAGCAAAAACGCCATCCTTGAAACGGATGCCTGTTACCGCTCGGGCATCGACAGGCCAGTTGCCTTTACCAGAGGGCGAAACGGCAAACCATCCGCCCCCACCACTCCACCAAATTTCACCTGTCGTAGTGGTGATGGCAAGCACCTGCTGTAGGCTGTCGTCAACCCTGTTGTGGGTTCCCAAAATGTAGGTGCTTTCACCCGCATGAGGGGTCGCATAGTCGAAAGGTACGATACCGTTGCGCTGTGTGAATCCGCCACGGGCAGAAAAATCTACGTCTCTGGCCAGAGCGACACCGTTGGCAGGGATTTGCTGCACGGGACCAAGGTCAAGGCCCCATGTGAAATCGTCTAGGGAATCAGCGGCGTACGTTGTCCGAGACAACGCAACCTTAGCGTTACCTGCCACTTAAACGTTTCTCCTGATCCATTCGCTCTGTGACATCCGCCACATCTGGTCACGTCCGAACAACATGATCGGACGATGCCTACGGTTCATGAACAGGTTGCGCATCGCAACCATGATTGATTCGTTGGCAAACTGTTTCCACACCTGTGCCAACTCTGCGTCTTCCTGCTGGGCGTAAGCCATCGCTACAACCCCATATTCGATCCCTGCATGGAACTGTGTCGGAATGTCAGGGATGTCACCGCTGGCAGCCAACACGGTCGGGCTACGGTAGCCGCCCACACGAAGTGAACGGGTGGCGTTCGGCTTGGGCCACAGATAAACTTTGCCGCCATACACAGAAAACCAGTTAGGGTCTGCTGTGACAGAAGCGGAAGGGCCGATCCAACGGCCTGCCGCCTCCTGATAATCCATCTGAATCATGGAACGGCCAAACACGGCGTCATCCCAAATAGACTCGACAGTTGTAAACGTAATCGGGTTGAACGATCCTGACGACAACGTATAGTTCCCCGTCCCTGACACCATCGCCAGTGTGCCCTCACTGTAAAGGTGAGGCCAGTCGTCTCTCAATCCGAGCACACGTGCAAGTGCCTCGTTGGCATACGTGTCAACGAGGCTGTCTGGAAGGTCTAGGGCGTCTGTCTGCAATGACAGACGGGCGAAATCACGGATGTTTTGAAGAGTCGCCATAGGTTAGCCGATCAACTCGTAGCCCTTTTCGACAGCCGCCACTTTCTGTTCCTGTTTTTCGGCTTTGGTCGGGCGGGCGGCACGGATGCGGTCAGATTGAAGACGGTGCGGTGCGCACTCGTGGAAACCTTTTTGTTTCAACCCTGCGCAGCCAGGTCGAACACACTTTCCCGTGTCCACGCCTTCCCGAGCGGTACGGGGTGGCGCAGGGACAACATCAGGAGAATCGCTGTCCTCTCCTGGTTGCAACTGGCGCACGGGCACGCACCCTGCGGGAGTTGAAAGGGCAGGCACAATGGTGTCAGATTCCCAAGGGTCGTTGATGTTGGTAACAGCCATTTAACTTGCAAACCTTCTCCTAGGATGACAGAAGGGGAGCGGGAGCGAAAATCTCCCACTCCCCTTCAATAGAGAACCGTCCAGATTATGGAGCGGTACGTGAAGCCAACTTGCCCAACTTGCGGCGCTCGTCGGTAACCAACTGGCCGTAAGACAGGATCAGCATGTACTTGGCGTCCTTGTCCTCAGGGTTGACAAACTTGCCTGGGCTGAACCACTTGTCACGGCCCGTTACAAGCCACAAATGGTCAGAGTTCAGGAAGTACCAGTCACCCGTAGGGCAAGCAACATCCCAAGTAACAGGAGCCCCACCGTGCATCAAGTTTTGGAAACCTGCTGCCGCCATCTTCGAATCCTGGAAACGCTGCTGAGGCTGTAGCAAATCGGAATATGCCTGCCACAACACCTGAGTCGTGATTTCGAAGTCGGGTCCGTCGTCACCGCCACCAGCGGTGCAGTTGTTGTACGTGTTCCACAAGTCAACGATCTGCAAGTTGATTGCCTGATCGTCAATATTGGCACGCCAATACGGGAAGGTGCTGCCGTTGATACCACCAACGGTCGCAGGACCGTGGGTTGCGTCACCGACAAGGGCTAGCAGACCAAGGAAATCCTTGCCGCCGTTACCTGTACCATCAGACGTGAAGAACATCGTGTTGAATTCGGAAGCCGCAGTGCGCTCAGCCTGCTTCGTCTTCGCCTTCAACAGGTCGATAACTTGTTCCTTGCTGCTATTCTGCGCTTCCTCAATACCCGAGATGGCAACAGACACGGCGGCCTGCTTCCAAGGGTACTCGGCCGCCGTCATGCCTTCCTGAGGGGTCAGGTCAAGCGTGTCGTAGCGAGAATACGTGGTGAACGTGGTGTTCACGTCGTACATCAGAGGGACAACAAGGGTAGAACCGCTAACGGAATACTTCTTGGCCTTCTTTTGCAGGAAATCCAACAGGGCGTAACGCTTGAAAACGTTGTCCGCCATGTTTGGCACGTATTTCTTCAACGTAGTGGCAACAAGGGAATCAAAGTTCGGGTTAGACATTGAATGTCACCTTTCGATTTATGAATCCCATCCAGCAAATACCTCGTCAGCGATTTCTTCGAACGTCATACCACGGTAGCGTGCGGGATCATCACCTTCGGGGGCGGCTGGGGAATGTCCACCGCTCACCGTGCCAGCCTGGGAACGCTTGGCGGCCTCTGCGGCGGCGACAGCCTCGGCACGAACCTTGGCGTCACGCTCCGCAGATTCACGGGCAGTAGTTTTCTGACCTTTCCAAAGATGATATCCTTGTTCGATGGTCAGACCTACACCTTGCGAACCTAGTTCAGCGATCATGGGCAGGATTTCATCGGCGTCAAAATCCGTGTAACGTGCTTTAACGTCGGTAACTTCCTGTCGGATCAACGCTTCCGTCTCTCTCAACGCCACAGCGTTAAGTCTTTGCTCAACCTCGTTGAACCTTTCGGCGTACGGGTCAACCTCTGACGGGTCGTAATCCTCTTGACCTGGTGGAATCAGTCTAAATTCCTCAGCCATCTGTCTCAACGTACCTACAGGGTCGTTGCGCAGATGCGTTTGCAAGTTATCAGCCCACTCAGCCTGACGTTGGCGTTCCGCAAGGGCCTGAGTCTTCCGAGTGTAATCGGATTGACGCAGATAGCCTTGCTGCAATTCCTTTAGAGGGACTTGCTGGTCGCCCACTAGGACCGTTTCATCAAGCCTATCCTCCCACCACGGCTTTTCGTCCGTAGGCACTGAGGGTGTAGTCTCGGTGGTTGAAGTAACTTCGCTTGCGACTGGCTCGGTTGGCGGGGTTTCCGCTCCTACCTCAGGCGCTTCACCTTCAACTTCGGATACCGCCTCTGCGGCAGCCGTGTCAAAGGCGTCTGTTTCTGTAAAAGACATGTAAGAGTTCCTTTTCGGATTGTTCTTCTATCTACTAGCATCTAAAACGTTCACGCTATGGGCCTGGTGGCGCCTCGCCAGGCGGCGGTGGGCCACCCTGAGGGGGCATTTCCCCTGGTGGCGGTGCGCCAGGCTCCCCTGGCGGCATACCAGGCA